CGACTCAACGAACTGCGCCACCAGCGCAATAACCTCGTCACCCAGGCCCGCGAAGTGCTCGCGACGGTCGAAAAGGAAGGCCGCGGCCTGACCGGCGACGAGCAGCAGAAATACGACAAGCTGTTCTCCGACCAGGACGAGCTGCGCAAGACCATCGAAGCCGAAGAGCGCCAAGTCGAACTGGAACGCAGCCTTGCCGGGCAGAAGCTCGACGAGGAGCGCGGCAAGGATGGCGACAACAAGCGCACCGGCCCGCGCGGCAGCGAGGAATACCGTGATGCATTCGGCGCCCTGCTGCGTGGTGGCGTGCAGTCCCTCAACCCCGACCAGGTGCGTGCGCTGTCCGCAGGTGCTGGCTCGGAAGGTGGCTTCTTCGTCATGCCGGAGCAGACCGTCGGCACGCTGATCAAGGCGATCGATGACGAGGTGATGATCCGCCAGTGGGCGACCAAGTTCACCGTGCCATCCGCCGCCAGCCTGGGCGCTGTATCACTGGACGCCGACCCGGCAGACGCCGATTGGACCAGCGAAATCGCCACCGGCAGCGAAGACAGCAGCATGGCATTCGGCAAGCGCGAGCTGGTGCCGAACCCGTTGGCCAAGCGCATCAAGGTCAGCAACAAGCTGCTGCGCCAGGTGCCGAGCTCCGAATCTCTGGTCATCAGCCGCCTGGGATACAAGTTCGGCATCTCGGAAGAAAAGGCCTACTTCCTCGGCAACGGCAGCAAGAAGCCGCTCGGCCTGTTCGCTGCATCCAATGACGGCATCCCGACTGGCCGCGACATTGCCACCGGAAACGCCGCCACCAGCATCGCCATGGATGGCCTGATCAACGCCAAGTATTCGCTCAAGTCCGGCTACCAGAAAAACTCAAAGTGGCTGTTCCACCGTGATGCCGTCGCGCAGATCGCCAAGATTCGCGAAGGCAGCGGCACTGGTCAGTACCTGTGGCAGCCGTCCAAGAAGGAAGGCGAGCCCGACATGCTGCTGGGCCTGCCGGTGTACCAGTCCGAGTACGTGCCGAACACGTTCACCGCCAACCAGTACGTCGGCATCATCGGCGACTTCTCCTACTACTGGATCGTCGACGCTCTCGACATGCAGATCCAGCGCCTGATGGAGCTGTATGCCGAGACCAACCAGACCGGCTTCATTGGCCGCAAGGAAGGCGATGGCATGCCGGTGCTGGGCGAAGCCTTCGCCCGCGTGAAGCTCGCCGCTTCCTGATCAACCTGACGGCGGGCCGCAAGGCTCGCCCCAGAAGAACTCATCACATAGGAGTAGCAAATGGACATCAAGCAAACACAGGACTTGCAGAACTCGCTCGCGCCCGCCGCACGCACTGCCAGCGCCAACGGCAGCGGCGTTGACCTTGCCAGCTTCGCCTCGGCGACTGTGGCCTTCTCCGTCGGCACCATCACCGACGGCACCCACACGCCGAAAGTGCAGGAATCCGACGACAACAGCACTTTCACCGACGTCGCAGCCGCTGACCTGAACGGCAGTCTTGCCGCGCTGGCCAGCAACGTCAACCAACGCATCGGCTATCGCGGCACCAAGCGCTATATCCGCGCGGTGACCACCATCGCAGGTGCAACGACTGGAGGCGTCTACGCCGGCGTCGTCATCCGCGGCGATGCCCGCAAGCAGCCGGTCGCCTGATAGCGGTTGAAACCTAACGGGCCGCGTCAGTCGCGGCCCGCTGTCGAGAGGACATAAAACATGGAAATCCGCATGAAGACCACGATGGCCGGTCCCAACGGCTCGCGTCATCCTGGCGAGCGCTGCACGGTCGAAGCAGACGAGGCTGAAATGCTCATCAATGGCGGCTATGCCGAGGCCATCGATGAAGGCGACGGCAAGAAATCCAGCGATGAGAATGGCGAACAGCCTGCCGAGGCCATCGATGAAGGCGACGGCAAGAAATCCAGCGATGAGAATGGCGAACAGCCTGCCGAGGCCATCGATGAAGGCGACGGCAAGAAATCCAAGAAGAAGTAAATCTGCATGGGCCTGACTCTTATCGCGGCGCCATCCGTCGAGCCGGTAACGCTCGACGAGGCCAAGCTCCACTGCCGCGTCTACGGAACCGACGACGACACGCTGATCACCGCGCTGATTGTCTCCGCGCGCCAGCAGGCAGAGGCGCGCACCGCGCGCGTGCTGGTCACCCAGCAATGGCGGCTCGACCTCGAGTGCTTCCCGGCCGACGGCATCGACATCCCGCTGCCTCCGCTCGTCTCCGTCCAGAGCATCACCTACCTTGACGGCGACGGCGTGCGGCAGACGCTGGTGGCGTCCGAGTACGAGGTAATCACCAATGAGACGCCCGGCGCGGTGCTGCCGGCCTACGGCAAGTCATGGCCGTCGTGCCGTGTCACTCCAGGCAGCGTGCAGGTCAGCTTCACCGCAGGCTACGGCGCGGCCGCCGCCGTTCCGCAGGCGATCAAACAGTGGATTTTGCTGAGCATCGGAACCTGGTACGAGAACCGCGAATCGGCAATCGTTGGCGCAGGCGGAGTTACCGTCATGCCATACACCGAAGCGCTGCTCGACCCCTACCGCGTGATCAGCTTCTGACCCAATACGGCCTGCTCGACCGCTTCAAAGTGTACGCATAACCGGAGCCCACCATGCCAACCATCACCGCCACCACCCTCACCGGACTCGGCAAACGCGCCGTCACGCTGACCACGCTCAACGGCACCGACAGCTTCGTCTACGACGAGAGCAAGACCCCCATCCTCATCCTGCACAACCCGACCGCCGGAGCGATCAGCCCGGTGATCGACGGCAACGGCGGAACCACCTTCAGCGTGCCTGGCATCGGCAGCGTCGACGTCAGCGGCGGCTACGCAGTCGGCTCCATCGCCGCCGGCGCGTGCGTGGCGGTCCCGCTCGTCACCATCCGCGAGTATCTGCGTGGCACCATCGCCATCACCGGCGGAACCGGGCTGACAGCCGCCCTGCTCGAGCATTGATGAGAGCAGGCACCCTGCGCCACCGCGTGCGCATCGAGCAGCACGTCGAAGCTCCGGACGGCTTGGGCGGCGTCACAACCGCCTGGACCACCTTCGCCGCCAGCGTCCCGGCAGCGATCCTGCCAGTGTCCGGCCGCGAGTTCTTCGCCGCCGAGGCGCAGCAGTCCGAGGTCTCGGCCAAGATCGTCATGCGTAACCTCGCCGGCCTGCTGCCGTCCATGCGCATCGTCCACGCCGGCCAGCGGTACAACATCCGCGCCATCCTGCCGGACGCCACCCTTGCGCGCCACGTCGTGTGCATGTGCGAGCGCGGCGACGCGAACGAATAATGGCCGCAGCTAAAGGCATCAGCGTCGACGGGCTCGACGAACTGCGCGCCACGCTCGAACAGCTCGCACCGCGCGAGGCCAACAACCTCATGCGCGCCACCGTCCACGGCGTAGCCCAGCAGGTTGCCAGGCAAGCGAGCGACCGCGTACCGGTCGAATCCGGCACGCTCAAGAAAGCCATCAAGGCTAAGCGCGGCCGCCCGCGCACCCCGGAAAAGCCGTTCTCAGACGTCATCATCGAGCACGGCAAGAGCGCGAAGAACGACGCCTTCTACTGGCGCTTCGTCGAATACGGCACCCGCACCGGGATCCCGGAGCACGGCTTCATGCGAAAGGCCGTCGAGTCGATCCGGCAGGAGATCCCATCGATCATGCGCGAGCAGTTCGGCAAGAAATACGAAGCGCTGCTGAAGCGCAAGGCGAAGAAGGCGGCCAAGAATGGGCTTTGAACTCGCAATCCAGGCGGCGGTATACGGTGCACTCACCGGCAGCAGCGCGCTGATGGCCCTGGTCGAAGGCGTCTACGACGCCCCGCCGCGCCCGCTCACCGGGTCCGACGCGCTGCAGTTCCCCTACATCACCATCGGCGAGGACACCCACGCCGACTGGAGCACCGACACCGAGAGCGGCGACGACGCCACCCTCACCGTCCACACCTGGAGCCGCTACAACGGCCGCAAGGAAGAAAAGACCATCCAGGCCGCGATCTACGCCGCCCTGCACCGCGCCGCGCTCGCCGTCAGCGGCTATGCGCTGGTCAGCTGCGACTGGATCAGCAGCACCAGCATGATCGACGCCGACGGCGAAACGCGCCACGGCGTCCAGACCTTCCGCATCATCGTGGACCAGGCATGACGATCAGGGAAACCGCCAAGCCGATCGAGGACACCGAGGTAGTCGCCTGGGCACCGTCGTCAGGCGTCACCCTGTACGACAAGATCGCCGAGGCGGTGGCAGACGATGCCGGCTTCATCAGCTCGACCGCGACCACCAACAACAGCAAGTTCAAGCTCTCGCCGCTCAAGCGCGCCACCGCCGATGGCGAAATCGTCATCAGCTACCGCGTCAAGGCGACCGACGCCACCGACCTCAGCGTGCAGCTGCTGGACGGCAGCACCGTCGTCGCCGAGCGCCTGCACCTCGACATCAGCGCCACCGGCTACGAACTGCTGCGCATGACGCTCACGGCGGACGAGCTGGCCCTCATAACCGACGCCTCGAACCTCTACATCAACTTCATCGCCGAGCACTTCGTGTCAGCGTTCCTCAACGAAGACGACAGCCGCATCCTGCTCGAGGACGGCTCCGGCGTCCTGCTCATCGAAAGAAACAGCTAAATGGCCGACACCAGGATTTCCGCGCTCCCCGAGATCACCGCCGCCGAGACGGCCGACGCCGACCTGCTGCCGATCGTCGACACGTCTGCCGGCGCGAACCGCAAGATGACGTTCGGCGAGGCCAAAACCGCGCTTGCGGTCGACGCGCTCGCCGCGAAAGCGGGCGCCGAGGCCGCGCAACTCGCCGCTGAAACCGCGCGCGACGCCGCCCAGCTTGCCGCTGGCGTATACGACACCACCGCCGCCGGCATCGCCGCCACGGTCAGCGGTGAGTACTTCACCGTCCCGTCCGGCCGCGCCGCCGAATCGCTGATCCTCTACAAGAACAATGCCGGGGTCGCGCTCGAGGTCAAGCGCTACCCTGCAGTCGGGTTCCGCCGCTACAACCGGCTGGCCATCTGCG